CTTGATATTGAAGTTACTTGAGCGGTAGGTCTGCACAATCATTCTAGATTCGTCTAAGGGTATGTCTACGTTACCCATTGCTTTTATTTGTGCTTTAAACCTATCCGCCCCCATGCCGTATCCGCAGTTGTGCACTATCATGGGCCCTTCCTCTGTCCAAATCGTAAAGCGATTGTTCTGCCCTGCGTAGGCTACGTCGTAGGTCATTAATCTCCTCCTGTAGGACTTGTACTTTCCGTTTGTTTCGCATGTTTTGTGACCTTGAAACAAAGCGTACATTCCCTTCCTCATACCCTCTATCGTTGTCGACCCTATCCATTTCAAGCTTTGGGTTATCCCAATTCTCACAGGTAATAACGTGTTTGAGGAACTTAGTTCGGTCTTCGCGCCACTCCTGCGAAACGTAAATCCCTCTCCCACCGTAATCCCCGAAGTGTTTATTTTTCGGGTTGTGACATCGGGATATGGCGGACGAGATTCTGTTGAGTATGCTAGCGCGTTGGTCGTCATTGGGGATAATATCTGCATACTTCCAGTACATTTTGCGGGTGTTGTTAGAAGATTTTTTAGCACATATATTGCATCTTGTAGACTTAAAAGACTTAAAGTTGTGCTGGTCGATAGTATACTCTGGTAACCCGCAACTACATCTGACGATAATAGCGGTGAGTCCTCCACGTTGTCCCACAACGTAACCTGTGACGGTAAGTTTACCGCTCCGCGTTCCAATGCTAGGGATAGGGTGCTTTCGTTTTGCGCCACTAATCCTGCCTCCACCCATTCCTCCCCGCACAATATCTTGTGGTCGGGTGTCAGCCAACTTCCGCAAACGCTCAACGTTTCTTTGTAGCCTTTCGGCACTAATCCTTTGTGGCATACCCAACTGTCTCCGTCCCATAGTTTATCGTTGTCAGTCACCTCTTCAATTGGTTTCCAACCCCCTTTACATAGTACTGGTGTTCCCTCGGCAATGCACCCGAGTATAGTCATTTTACCTATAAATCGTTGGGCTTCGGTAACTTCTTCTACGGTAACGTTATATATCTTAGATGCCATCAGTTTATAAACATCTTCACCTCGGGCGAAAGCGTCTACTAGGTCTGTCTGCCCTGCAAGCCACGCTACAATACGCGCTTCGATTTGCGCTAAGTCGGCCTCAACGCATACGTAACCTTTAGGTGCACGGATGGTGTTCTTTAACTTCTTACCATTGGGTCCACGGCTCGGTAAGTTTTGTAAATTAATCTTGTCCTGCCCAGACCACCGCCCTGTGTGAGCGCCGTAATATTTGATTGGTACAGGCAATATGCCTCGCTTGGCGATACTTATAAAGCGTTCGGCACGTGATTCCTCAAGCGTTGACTTGTTACCCAGTCTTGCGTTTGCCAATGTCTGAACTCGGTCGTCATCGTGTTCGAGTAGTGCTTTAAACCCTTCGTCTGTTCTTGCAAAGGCATATGCTTCTTTCCCTGTTTTAACACTTATTTTTGTCGGCGGCTCTATGTCTAACTCTCTAAGCAAAGCAGCAAACTTGTTGTTGCTCATAAGGTCTTTCTTATCGACACCGGCTTCTATCAGTAAGTCTTCTTTGCGTTTAGATACATCGTGGAGGTGCGATTCGAGGCGTAGTAGGTCAAGCTCTAGCTTTGGTTGGATAAACATGCGGAGTGTTAAGTCGATAACCTTTAACTCCTTAATAGGAAAGCCTCCTTTGAGGTACTGCATAAACAGTTCATAGGTAAGCTCAGCATCGTTAATGCAGTAGTCACCATAATTCGACAGTCCCAACTCCGTGAAGTCTTTTCGTTGCATCCCTATAGCGCTAATAACTTCTGTGCCTTTCTTCTTACCTAGTCGGCGCTCTGCTTGTTTGGCGAGTGATGCGCTCACGTGTACCCCATCCCATGCACGGCTCATACACATAGTATCGGCATAAATCTTCGGGCGGATACCGAATACCCAGTAGAGTATAGCACCATCAAAAGCGGTGTTTTGACATACAAGTATTGCGTTATCCCAATCAAATTCTAGCAAGAACACTTGCAGTTCTACGTGGTCACCGCTTGCCCACTCCGTTTCGCCGTCATTGACCTTAACGCCCACTCCGATAACCTCAAAGCGTGGGTCGCGTATGTATTCTTCTGTGGTAAGACGTGACAGTGAGTACTCTTTGGAGTAAAAAGTCTCGAAGTCTAACGTGATTTTAGTCAGCGCCATTCTTAGTTTCCTCGTAAGTACTTAACCTAATTGCGGCGAGTTGCCTTACCCTACGGTTTGTATCGCTCTGTAGCATAACCACGGAAGAGATGGGCGTGTGCTTGTGCACTGCCGCTATGCCCCTATGCATGTCGTTTCCGTTTTGTGCGGCTTCAACTAATAGACACTCTGTTGTTGCGGTATCGCACATCTCTAAGAGTACTTTAAACTCAGACAGTGAGATGTTATCAAGCACAAACTTAGTATCGTCGTAGGGGGTACTCTGTCCCGATACCCCGTCCGTGATTCTTCTTTCTACCTGTTCATTATCTATCCGTCCATACACGTGCGCGTTGGGGTAATCGTGGTAATCTTTGTGCGATATAGCCATTACTCTACTCCAAAATCAAATTCTAACTGTTGTGGGTTGGGGCTTTTGCCTAACAGATAATCGCGTACGTACTGAACGCTATCTTCGTTGACTACCACTGCTGTGCCGCCACACTCCATAATTTCCTGTAAGTTCTTAAGCTGTAATGCAGTGGGTTTGTTCTTACCTGCCTTGCACTCTATACCAAAGAATTTACCGTAGTAACAACCTACGATGTCAGGCACTCCGCTTCCACCATAACCGCCAGTAACGGGATAGAAGTAATAGCATCCCATTTCTTTTAAAACCTTGACTACTGCGTTCTTTACTTTTTTCTCTGGTGTCATCGCCATTACTGTTCTCCTGCGTGAATTTAGTTGCTATGTTTATAGGTCATCAAAATCGTACCCCTCAATCCTGCGTAGCTCCCGCTCTAGTGCAAGTTCGTCTCTCTTTCTCTCGTTGCTTACCCTGCTATTACAAAGGCTTCGCACTGCCGGCGGTACGGGTGGCCTTCTTGGTTTAGGGCGCTTCTCCTGCTCTTGGAAGTTACGCTTAGCTAATGCCTTACGTTGTTCTTTACGTGTCGCCATAACACCTCCTAACAAAAAATTCTACTGAGTAGTACTAACAGTAGTACGATACAAGCAACTGCAAGTATAGTATCTATTAAATCCCAGAGTTCCCCTTTAAGTCGTTTGTTCATCGGTCTTACTCCACATATATGCCCTGTTGCCTACACCCTGTTTGTTCTGAAACGCAACTGGTTTATACCCTCTAAACTCTTTCTTGAGCCAGTAAGACTGATGCACTGTTGACACCTTCACACCTTCTTTATCTGCTAACTGGTTAGTAGTTAGTAGCATTGTCTTTCTCCTGTGCTTGCTTGCGTAACTGTTTAGCTTGTTCGATAAGCGCATCACCAATAGTATGAAAAGCTGTGTACGACACTTCGGGAATATTAAAGTTATCTAACGCTATCGCCTGCTGTTCTAAATCTCGCTTGGCTTGGTTGGCTTCAAGTTCTTTGATGCGTTTAAGCGCCTGCTCTGCTAAGTCTATACAGCAAACTGTCCTAAAAGATTCCTCTCCACTTTCAATTTCGTAAGCTACTTCAAATTGTGGGTAGTCTAAATCTTCTGGCCAATAGCTAGCTAACGTTTCAAGTTTGTATTTTATGTTTTCGTTTTCAGTCATTTGTTTAACTCTCTCATCCTAACTCTATCAACTAATCCGAGTTTGTCTTGTGCTTTGCCTAGTATTTCTAAACCGAGTCTGCCAAATGCTTCACTATCAACGTCTAAATCGTCTTGGGCTATAATTATGTCGCACAATTCTTCGTAGCCTGATAGTTCGTCATGTAACTCTACGATGTGGCATTTGTATTTTTCGACTAGTCTTTCAAGTTCTGTGATGCGCTCACCGAGGTCCACTTCATCTTCAAGCTCTGCTTGTTTAAGCTCTGCTTGTCTAAGCTCTGCTTGTTTAAGGTTTTCGGTGTGCAACTTCTTACCGCAAGAGTCACATATCGTACTTGATAACGTATTGTTGTGTGAGGTTCCGCATTCACGACAAGGTAGATGTTTTCTAGTTGGCTTTTTCATTTGCTTTCCTTTTCAGCTGCAAGCACTTTAATCAAACACATGCAAAGTGCTATTTGAGGGTTTTCGTGTTGGTAGCTATCTGCAAACGACTCAGCACAGTATTCACCGTCATGTGGTTCAAAATTCAAACACAATTTGTTATCAACAACTAACGGCATTAGCTGATTCCAGTTTTCGCAAGGGTTGAACTCTCCGTACTTTTCTATCACTTCGTGAGGTTCACCATGTGCGCCAAGTTTTGTTACTGTGCTTATTAGCTCGACAACACCTTTAGTCAGTAAGTAGTCGCATGGTAAATACAACTCCGCTATACGCTTGTTAATTTCGGGGTTAGTCATTCGCTTTTTCCTTAAACACTAAATCGCCATTCATTATCGCGTTTTTAATAGCGTTAAATTCCCAAGCGTAATATTGAGAATGTACGTAAATACGCATACCACTGCGGTAGTCATGCTTTTTGCGGTCAATAAATCGTTGCGCCGCTTCTTTCGTAAAATGAGCGTTGACATACTTCCAGTCCTCTGCCCAACCACTTATCGTTAAGTTATCAACTGTATCTAAGCAGTCCCACTGTTCACTTTCTGACATCTCTAAAAATGGAGTTTCGAAATCATTTAGCCCGTAATGCTCTAAATATTCGCCATCACTTCCAAGCATGTCCACAAAAGAATCCATGCTGTAGTAATTTTCACAATTTTCATTGTCATGTATGCACTTTTTATCTGTGTAATCAGGCATCAAACCCTTAATTAAAACTTTGCTTTGTACAACAAAAAGTGCATCAGATGTGTAATGCCAGTCAACGCCTTCACCTTCGCTATGAAATGTTAGCCTTTCTTTAAAATCAGCAAAGGTTTTTGCATCTAGCTTTGAGCCGTTATAAAGCGTTTCTAGTTCTTGGTTATATTCATTCATCGCCTTCATCCTCTCTCAGTAACATCATCACTAGCACAACAAAAGCCACGATGATGCCTAGTATTATTAAAAGTTCGGTGTTGCTCATAGCCCCACACCTAGCATTAATTTAATCTGGTCTGGGGTGTAATTTGATGCGAATTTTTCTGCATCGCTGCGACTTTTAAAACCGAACCTGACGTAAAGGCAGGAGTAGTAACCTATAAAAATTTTATCTTCTTTTGTGTTCCAAGATAAAAAATACAAGTGTGGACCACTCTCAGTAGCACACGCAAGCGCGTATTGTAGTTGTTCATGCTCTCTAAAACGTTTAGCGCTTTTTTCGTCGTAAAATGCCCGACCTTGATTTAGTGCGAAAACACAAGCGCCTGTTAAAGTAGGTTGGTGTACAACTCCATCTGCAAATGCAAAAAAACAATCACCTCTATACTCAGGGTCTTTAATAAGCCCTGTAAGCGGCTTGGCTTGCTTTTGCTCTAAATCAGCAATAGCCATCTCGACCTCAGCTAGTGAATTTCTATGTTGTTGTAGTTTGTTTTTAAGTTCTTCGATTTGGTTGTTCATTTAGTTCTGCTCCTGCGCTAGGGTATACACACCTTTATCGTCCACAGTCACTAGACCGTAACGTCTCATTACAGGGTAGGCTTTGGTTAAGGTGGACTTAGTTGCAGGTAGTTGCGACTTGTCGTCGTAGCCGTGCTCACGTATGGCGCTAAGTAGCTGAGTGTTGCGGGTCTTGTTGTTTTTAGCGCTAACTAGCAGTTCTATCAGCTCGGGGCATAACATTAACCGCTCTAAGACGCGGCGATACTGATAAACCGTCTCGGGGGCTAGGTTCTCTTCTGCACGTAAATATCTTGCCTCGACTTCTACGCGGTTATACCCTGTTGCTTTAGGCGTTCTTTGAATGGAGGGGTAAAGCTTATCTGGTAATGGTTGAGCTAGAAAGGTATCGCCTGATGTCTCACTCTTTAATTCGTTTACAGTTGTTTGTAATGTATCGACACGGTTAGTTAACTCGGTCAGTGCTTTAAGAATTGCGTTGCCTAGTGTATTCATTGTATATCTCCGGTAAGAGTTTTTAGTTAATTAGTTGTGCCCCTCTGTCGCCGCAAGCGGGGCTACTTGCTATTCAAATTATAAGACTTGCATATTAAGCTTATCTGCCGTCCTCCTCTCAAAGGAAAGAGTGTGTGGAATACATGCAATTTCCACGCGGTACGGTCAGGGCTACGCATACTGCCAGACGCGTTATGGGAATCCCATAACAGTTTATGTTTTTAATACGACCCTTAACTTAAACCCGTTAGCCTCAAGGAAATGGGTAAACTTATCTATGGTCGGACTAGCCTTACCTGTTTTCCACGCATGTGCGGTCGCGTACGCAACCCCCGCTTTTAGACTCATTGCATGTAAGCTAGTGTCAGTGTGCTCTTGTATTTTATTTAACGTGTCGGGCACGTTGGTGTAAATCATTATTCTTCCTTAGTACTGGTTTCACGGTTGTGTAGGCTATGTCAGTACTTAATATACACATAGCCGTTATAGTTATCAATAACTTTATTCGCGTATCTCAATAATCGCATTACCGTCACGCGTCATCATACCTACACCTTCTACGTACTGACCTTGCTCTGTCATAGTAACTAAAGGTATGTTGTCTTTTATATGGTGTGGTAACTTGTCATAGTTAACCGTAAGCACTGCGACACGCTCGTCATAGTGGTATCGGAAGCTTTGTACGCTCTCGCTAATAGGGCACAACCGCACTACCATATACATATTCAACTTATACTCGCTACCCACAACTGGTATAACTAAATCGA